GGTAAGTTCGATGCTCGCCATTTATCTAGCGCCAGACGCTAAACCGCCTAAACCCTTGCGGCGCAATGGATCTCGGCGCAGTGAGGGCAGGCGGTTTAGCAAGGGTTTAGCATTGGTTTAGTGATTAAACTACCTGTGCTTGTCAGCTTTGCTGAGTTTGCGATCTTGAAGGGCTGCACAAAAGGTGCGGTTACCCATGCCAGCAAAAGCCGCATCGCTGCTGCCATCGTTGACAAGGACGGCCAGCGATGGCTGGACCGTGATCTGGCGCTGGAGCTGTGGAACAAGAACACCAGAGCCACGGCCAATAGCAAGGTGTCACCACCTGCGGATCCAACACCACGCGAGCTAAAGCGCCGCGTTGAAGCGCTGCCGGATGATGAGATACCGGATCTGAATGAAAGCCGCGCAAGGCGTGAGCACTACCAGGCCGAGCTGGCCAAGCTGCAGGTGAGCCAGCAACGCCGCGAACTAATCAGCGCCGATGAGGTGAAGAAGGAAGCCTTTGCGCTGGGGCGCAGCATCCGTGAAGCACTGGCCAACCTCGCGGACCGATTGAGCCATCAACTGGCAGGCGAGACGGATCCTGTGGTGATCCATGAATTGCTCAGCCAGGAGCACCGCGCGGCGCTGTCGGAGCTGAGCGAATGAACGCATACCGCAGCGGATTCCTCGATGGGCTGCGACCTGATGCGCAGCTGACGGTCAGCGAGTGGGCCGATCAGTACCGAATGCTGAGCAGCAAGGCCAGCGCAGAGCCGGGGCCATGGCGCACCAGCAGGACGCCATACCTGCGCGAACCGATGGACTGCCTGAGCACAGGGATCACCGTGCAGCGTGTGGTGATGATGTTCGCAGCGCAGACTGGCAAGACCGAAGCCGGTAGCAACTGGCTCGGCTATGTCATCCATCATGCACCAGGCCCACTGCTGGCGGTGCAGCCCACGGTTGAGATGGCCAAGCGCCTGAGCAAGCAGCGCCTTGAGAGCATGATCACCGATACGCCGGTGCTGGCGGAGCGGATCGCACCAAGCCGCAGCAGGGACAGCGGAAACACGATGTTCAGCAAGGAGTTTCCAGGCGGAATGCTGCTGCTGACCGGCAGTAACTCAGCCACTGGGCTGCGATCGACGCCATGTCGCTACATCTTCCTCGACGAGGTGGACGCCTTCCCGTTGGACGTTGACGGCGAGGGCGATCCGGTCAGCTTGGCCGAGAAACGGGCGACGACGTTCGCGCGGCGGAAGATCTTGCTGACCAGTACGCCGACCATCAAGGACTTCAGCCGTATCGAGGCGGAATATGAGCGCAGCGATCAGCGACGTTATTTCGTGCCATGCCCAAGTTGCGGCGCGATGCAATGGCTGAAATGGCCACAGCTCAAGTGGGAGAAGGATGATCCGAGCAGCGCGGCATATGAATGCGAGGCGTGCAAGGAACGATTTGGGGAATTGCACAAGCCTGCCCTGCTACGTGGAGGTGAATGGCGCGCCACTGCACCTGGCGATGGCGGCAAGACTGCTGGCTTTCAGCTGAGTGGACTCTATTCACCGCTCGGCTGGCTGAGCTGGGGCGACATGGTTGACGAGTTCATGCGCAGCAAGGCGGATGCGCCGATGCTTAAGAGCTTCGTCAATACGCGGCTGGCTGAGACGTTCGCAGAGGACTACGCCAGCAAGGTGAGCGCCACTGGATTGATGGAGCGCTGCGAGCATTACAAACCCGGCACTGTGCCTGATGGCGCGTCGGCCATCACGGTTGGCGTTGACGTGCAGGACAACCGGCTGGCGATCAGCGTCTGGGCATGGGGACGCGATGAGGAGGGCTGGCTGCTGGACCACCAGGAGATCCACGGCGACCCGAGCCGCGCAGACCTCTGGAAGCAGCTGGATCAGCTGGTACTACGCGAGTGGCCGCACGCGCAGGGTCATGGCATCCGACCGCATGTGGTAGCGATCGACAGCGGCGGCCATTTCACGGCGGAGGTTTACCAGTACGCACGCGAACGCGGCAGGCAGGGCGTGATTGCGATCAAAGGCGCCAGCCAGCGCGGCAAACCACCAATCGGCAAAGGCAGCAAGGTGGATCTGAACGCCAAAGGCCAGACCATGAAGCGCGGCGCGGTGGTGCATCCGGTCGGCAGCGACACGATCAAGACCACGCTGTTTGGCCGGATCAGGCATAGCGAGCCGGGTCCCGGCTACCTGCACTTCCACATGGATGCAACGGTGGACTACTTCGAGCAGTTGACCGCCGAGAAGCAGGTGATGCGATACAACCGCTCAGGGTTCCCGGTGCGCGAATGGGTCAAGAAACCATCCGCGCGGAATGAGGCGCTGGATTGCCTTGTCTATGCCTATGCGGCGCTGTGCCACCTGTATACGAAGTACGACCGGCGGACGATATGGGACCAGCTCGACAAGCCGGCAGAAGCGCGCGCGAAGCCGTCGCTAAGATCAGCTAAGGCTGGGTCAGCCTTCCTTAGCAACTGGTAGCAGTGAACATCCCTGCGACAATTCGAGCCGGTGACACGGTGAAATGGCGGGATGATGCCAGCGTTGATGCGTTTGGCAATGCCGTTACTAGCAGCACTTGGACGCTGACCTATTACCTGCGCACCAATACCGCAAGCGAAGGCGCAACCATTACAGGCACTGCCTATGGCCAAGGGTGGGAGCTAACCATTGCCGCGGCCACTAGCGTCGGGTTCGATGCAGGGCAGTGGTACTGGCAGGCGATTGCAACTGCTGGCAGCGAGAAGCTGACGCTCGGTGCTGGCCAACTTGATGTACTGGCGGCGTTGAACTACGCCGGCACTCCTGGTGCATTTGATGGCCGCAGCCAAGCACAGAGGGATCTGGATGCGGTTCAGGCTGCAATTCGCGCGATGGTAGCCGGCGGCGCTGTTGCTGAATATGCCATTGGGACCAGGCGGCTTAAAAAGCTACCGCTGACGGAACTATTGCAGCTAGAGGCCAAGCTCAAAGCTGATGTGAAGCGTGAGCAGGCTGCCGAGCTGGCGGCCAATGGCCTGGGCAATCCGCACAACCTATTCGTGAGGTTCAGCTGATGGCCAAGAAGCGCAGACAACAGGCGGCACCATCAGCACCGCGGCGGCGGATGTACCAAGGCGCGCAGTTCAGCAGACTGACTGCGGACTGGGTGACAGGTAACACCAGCGCCGACAGCGAGATCTATGGCAGCGCGCAGAAACTGCGCGATCGTGCGCGGCAGCTGTGCAGGGACAACGACTACGCGCGGCAGGCATTGCGCGCGATTGAAGGCAACGTGATCGGGCAGGGCATCCCGTTTCAGTCGCAGGTGCGGATGCAGCGCGGCGGCAGGCTTGACACTCAGGTCAACGATGCGATCGAGGCGGCATGGCGGCAGTGGACAACTGCGCGGCATTGCCACACCGGCGGCAAACTGAGCTTTGCCGACATTGAAAGGCTAGTGATCCGCGCCTGCGCTGAGAGCGGCGAGGTGTTCGTCCGACTTGTGCGGCAGAGCTTTGGTGGCAGCACTGTGCCGCTGGCGATGGAGGTGATTGAGGCAGATCAGCTGGATGATGGCCTGAATGGCCGCAGCCAGCAGGGCAACGAGATCCGCATGGGTGTGGAGGTGGACGGCTGGGGCAGGCCGATTGCGTACCACTTCCTGGCGTATCACCCTGGCGACTATCAGTTCAGCAACCAGCAGATCAGCACGCAGCGCCACAAGCGCATCCCGGCTGAGGAGATCATTCACCTTTACCGCGCCGAGCGTCCCGGCCAGACGAGAGGCGTCACATGGTTCGCCAGCGCAATCCAACGACTGCACCATCTGGCGGGGTATGAGCAGGCCGAGGTGGTGCGAGCACGGGCCAGCAGCGCGCTCATGGGCTTCATCACCAGTCCTGAAGGTGAGCTGATCGGTGATGATGTGATGGACGGCGAACGCGTCAGCAACTTCGAGCCTGGCGTCTTCAAATACCTGAATCCTGGCGAATCAGTTACCGTGCCGAGCCTGGACAGCCCCGATGGCCAATTTGAGCCATTCCTGCGCGCGATGCTGCGCGCCATGGCTGCTGGCATCGGCTGCAGCTACGAGACGATCTCGCGCGATTTCAGTCAGACCAACTACAGCAGCAGCCGGCTCAGCCTGATTGAAGACCGCGACCACTGGCGGATTCTGCAATCGTGGATGATTGAGAACTTCCATCGCCGCGTGTTTCACGAATGGATTGAGCTGGCAGTGCTGAGCAATGCGCTATCGCTGCCCGGCTACGAGCTGGCACCCGATCGCTTCAAGGCAGCGCGCTGGATGCCACGCGGATGGGCATGGGTTGACCCTGCCAAGGAGGTGGCCGCATACAAGGAAGCGGTGCGGTGTGGCTTCAAGACTCTTGGCGAGGTGGTTGCAGAGCAGGGTGGTGACCTAGACGAACTGCTGCTGGCGCGGCAGGCCGAGCTGGCAATGCTGGATCAAATGAACATCGTGGTGGATAGCGACCCAACGCAGGTGACCGGCGCCGGCCTGCAGCAGATGCAGCCATACCCAGAGACGCAGCCACCTACCGAGGATCCCGCCTAATGGCCAACGTCAACGGCACCGAGATCAACCTGATGCCAACCGCTGGAATGCGCGAGGAAGCTGAGCGTTACCGCGCATGGAAGGCTGAAGGCGAGCAGGGCGGCACTGATGTGGCAGCCACCAGAGCATCGCAGATCCTGAGTGGCGATGAGCTGTCACCTGACACCGTGATCACCATGGCTGCATGGTTTGCGCGGCATGAAGTGGACAAGCAAGGACAGGGCTTCAGCCAAGGCGAAGACGGCTACCCATCACCGGGCCGCGTGGCATGGGCGGCATGGGGCGGCGATGCTGGCCAAAGTTGGTCTACATCCAAGGCCGATAGGATTAAGGCATTGCAAGATCGCACAATGGAAAGACCGTATCCCAATGAGCACGCGGCGCGATTGACCGATCCTGATCAATACGATGAGATCCGGCGCGTGAATGATGAAGGCGGCCCTGGCGTTGATTTCATCTATGGGATCAAGGATGGCAATACCGAGCTGCAAGCCATTCGATTCGATGCAGCACGATTCAGCGCTGAAAAGGCCAGGCAATGGCTGAGCGACAATGACATGCAGGAGATCTTGTTCGAGGTGGCAACCGGCGAGCGGATGCAGCGATCTGAACCGGTGTCATTCACTCGATCAGCGCAGATCGCAGAAGACGATCGCACGCTTGAGTTCCCATTTTCAAGTGAGTATCCCGTTGCGCGTTACTTCGGCAATGAGATCCTGGCCCATACCCGTGAGGCCGTTGATCTTGCGCGGCTGAATGATGGCGCGCCGCTGCTGTTCAACCATGACCCGGACAAGCTGATCGGCGTGGTCGAGCGCGCATGGGTGGATGAAGACCAGAAGCGCGGCTACGCACGCGTGCGCATGAGCCGCAACCCATTTGCGCAGGAGGTGATGAATGATGTTCGTGATGGCGTGCTGCGCAATGTGAGCTTCGGCTATGCGATCAACGATATGGAGCAACGCGGCGAAGACTTTATCGTGACGCGATGGAGCGCGCACGAGCTATCGCTAGTGTCAATTCCTGCCGACCCTACAATCGGAGTAGGGCGTTCACTGGATGCTCCGGTCGCGGCCACAGCCGCATCACTTGTCCCAACTTCTA